TCTTTCCTATGGTTCTCAACGACGAACTACCAGAAGGTTTCGAAATCGCTGGATTATGGAGGAAATTCTCTTCCCGCGCTAGATCATATCTTCAACCTCGATTTCTCTCAAAGAGAAATCTGGTTCGTAAGATCCGACTAGCCGCGCTCTTGAATTACTCCAAGCGGCTTTTTCCAAATCTCCCGAGAACACTCGTGGATGCCAAGTTGGCCACCTTTAAGGAATTCATTACTTCTCCGGATACCGATCCTCTTCATGAGCGTAATGCTCTCGAGGAATCGATCCTTCGAGAAGTTTCTGAGTTTCCCAGGTTCGTTGCCGACTATATGTCTCCATTCGTGCCCACTGGTTCATCCTGTCTTGAGTCCACTCGTGCAAACGGGGGGATTCAAGGATGGACCCGGGGACTACTTTCGCCACTCTTTGACCAGTTCCCGTGGTTAGAGAAGATTCACAAAATAGAGGGACTGACAGAAGATGTTCTGTTTAGTTCCATGTCTCCAATCTGGAATGAGATCATCGATCTCCTGTTCAGAGAGGCTATCTCGACTTTTCCCCTGGAGGGCCCCTGGCCCCTCATGGAGGTTTCCCCTGCTGCAATCGCCGAACCCTTAAAGGTTCGCATTGTTACAAGGTCCTCTTGGATCCTGCAGCTTCTTAAACCGATTCAACAAGCATGGCATTCTACCATGAAGAAGAATCCAATTTATGAGCTGATAGGGGGGAAATCTGTTGAGACTGCTCTTTCTGATCTCAGGCTGGAGAAGGGTCAGAGATTTATCTCTGGAGATTATGAGGCTGCTACTGATAGGATCCATCTTCACTACACCCGCTTTGCGGCTAAGTGTATGATGGATCACACAGATATCAGACTCCCCTCCACAGAGTTTTTCTCTGACCACATGGGGATCATCGCTTGGATTAACCGTATGGTTATCCACAGTTTTGATTCCATCTATATTGGTGAACCCGACAACGTAGTCCTTCGTGGACAGATGATGGGACATATTCTCTCATTCCCCCTCCTCTGCTTGATTAATCGTTCTGCCTCCGTCCTGTCTGTCCCTAGGGATAGATGGATGAGGATTAACGGCGACGATGTTCTCTTTCCGGCTAGCCGGTCAGAGTATCAGGCATGGGAGCTTCACACCAAGAATATTGGTTTGAAGAAATCCATTGGTAAGAACTATTACTCTCGCGATCTAGCCATGATTAACTCTGAGGTCTACACCTGGTCAAAGGAGAAGAACCGTTTGGTTCGACTCATCTTTCCCAATGTAGGTCTCCTGGGATACCTCGGCGACTTCGTAGATAAATACGGTCGCCAGGTGACCCCTTGGGAGCAGCTTTCCGGAATCATTGTAGACTTCTGGAAGGGCGTTCCCGAGAATCAACAAGGCTTTGCCCTGAGGCTCTTGCGAGAGAGGTACCCTATTTTATCGGGGTTTCCCGGTTCCGTCTTCGGACCCACGAACCTCGGTTGTTTAGGTTTACCTGTTCCGGCGGGTCACAAATATACCCGATACCAGAGGATTTGGATGGAAGCACACCGCACGGGGGTCTACTCATTCCGGGAGGGAATCAAAACGGACTATGCCCGAATTGAGACTCTTTACCAGAAGGAGATTCCCACTCAAGATAAATTCTTGAGATGGGGCGTACCCGACTTCGTGATGGTGCCAGAGAACATTCTGCCCGACCCATACTCTCGATCTGGTGGACTGTCCAGGGAACTAATGCAGATAAGACGGTGGTTTGAGGGGTTGATAACCCAAAAACATCACCGGGTCTTTGGTCGAAGACGATTTAATCGTTTTCTCCAAAAGAACCATATTGGACCCCTTTCGGGATCTGCACTTGAATCAGTTCTCCAGAATGGTTGGCACGAGGATCGTTCACAATGGTTCCATATTCGACAGGGAACCAATGTGTCCAAGGAGGTGGTAGTCCGCTTGTCATTTTAATCACACCGGGGCCTAGCCAAGGAGGCTAAGCGAGAGACCAGGAGGTCCCCTGTCGAGGTGCAATGGTCCGGGATATCTCTATCCTGCACTGATTAATTAAAATGACTAAGAAGAATAGGAATCAACAGTCCCGAGGGACTTCGGGGAATAATTCTAGTTCCCGAGTTGTTTCGGTGCCCCGTTCTTTGGGC